AGTTAATGGAATATTGTTTAGCGTTCGTTTCACTGGTTTTAGCGTTAGTTTCCGACGTTTTACTTGCTGTCTGTGACGCCTTCGCATTGGTCTCACTGGCTTTAGCATGAGTTTCACTGAGTACCGTGGCATCCATATGAGCCTTTGCATCTGATTCATACTGTTTAGCATTCGTCTCTGAGGTCTTCGCGGCGGTCTCAGATGCTTTAGCATTGGTCTCACTAGTCTTAGCATTGCTCTCACTCGCAGCCGCATTAGTGGCACTATCAGACGCAACCTTTGCCTTGTTTGTCGCCACCGTTACATAGTCGGAGAAAGACTGCTCAAGTGCCTTATTGGATTCAACGAGTTTTTCTGCTTTATCAATGTAAGTCTTAATCTCTGCAAGAGTATCATTAGCTTCTGTAGATTTTGTCACAACATCGTCACGATACGTTTTTGCATTTGTTGCAGATTCTAATGCCGCCTGTGCCTGTTTCTTTGCTTCTTCTGCCTGTGCCTTTGCCGCGGCTTCACCAAACGAAGAGTCATTCTTCATTTCGTTGTACATGTCAGTCACAGACTGCTTGATAGCTTCCAAGTCGGACGTGTCTTTTACATCGTCTACATTCTCTTTGAGCCACCGTAAATCTTCCGCGATAATGTCATAGATACCGCTATTATCCGATGTTGCAAATGGGCTATTTTTACCAACTACACCGTCTTTTGTAATGGTGTCATTGGCGTCACGCTGTTCTAAATACTGGAATCCTGCGTTTAACATATTGTATCATTCACCTTCTCATGAATCGCTTATTGTATACGGACTATTATGCCGGTCTGTGCAGAGGAAAAAGGCATTACCAGAAGCAAGAGCTACATCTGCCGTGGTGTTGAATGTGTAGTTATTAATCGTGATGGATATATCTGCCTGTCCAAAGCCGTCAGCTAGCGTCTTTTCCGTCGTTAATACGAAATATATCTTAACTTTAGCTCCACTGCTTACCTCGACGGACGAAGAATCAATACCACTATACGTATCCTTGTTCCAGCTTTGAGGTGCACTGCATAGCCTTTTCGATACCTTGTTTATCTCATTTACATCTATTTTTACGTCAAGATACGCATTGCCACCCTCAAAATAGTGGTAGTCGCCTTCCGAGTCCCTTCCCGACTCCTTTGATTTGTTCACTAGTTTCCACGTGATGTTGTTTGTGAACGTTGTGGCACCTTCTGGAATGGTTATTTCTATACCATTGTATGTGTATGTCCCTGAATTTCCCGTTGAACCTGTTACTAATTTATTCACAGGAATAGTTCCGCCAGAACCCGCCTTGAGCACTGTACGACATACAGCCTGAAATCCATTGACTGTTACATTTTGCGGACGGCAATCAAGATAGAGGTTTGTACTGGTATAATCTGCAACAGACGTCTGCAAACTAATCGGAGTGACAATGACGTTCGGCACTGTTTTCCACGGCTTCGTGAACTTAACCCATTGCCCATCTTTGACCGTTCCCATAACCATTGCACCGACCATTGCAAAGGTATTGCCGTTGCCGTCATGAAATTCCATGCCATTGCCGCCGTGCACGACGTATGAGCCGTCTGTAGCACGCACTGTGAGCCCGTTGACGTCAAGCGTAGCGCCGCCACCCTTGATGCCTTGGCTCGCTGTGAGCTCGATGACACTCGCCGCTAGCTTATCCGCCGTGATTGCCCCGGCTTTTATCATCCCGTTTGTGATGACATTACCATCAATGAGCGTGTCAGCAGTGATGTGTAGCAGTTCGCTCAAGATGGACACTGCCGTCGGCGTCAGATTGATGTACGACATGAGCTGGCCGCTCTGTCCCATCTCTTTGAGATTGTCAGCTGTCACGCGCATCTGGATTGCGTTGACCATCTGAGCGATGGCCGAATAAGCTGCGCTGGCTTTTTGCGTGTCGCTCAGATTTGTGACGACACTCGTGATCTTGTCTGCATTCTGTGTGATCTGCGATGATAGATTTTTCTGCACATCTTGCACGGTCCCTCTAATCTCGTCATCGGTCTTTTTGAGTTCCGATACCTTTTGGTTGAGATTCGGTAGGGCATCCTGCGCATCTTTGATCGCATCTTGGATGGTTTTGTCCATTAAGGATAAGCCCAGCGACTCATCTTCGATGTACTTCGGGTCGATATGTGGATCGATGACGGCTTGGTACTCGGCAGTCTGGTAGCCTTCGCCAAATATGTCGTAGTAGCAGGCTGTGACGGTGTAGATGCCAGCTTGATTGGAGTACGTGTAGTGCGTATTCTTACCGATGTCAATCGGCCGGTGCTCGATGTAGAGGCGGACGCCGTCGGCTCCGGCTGGGATGTCCGGCACTGAGATATTGACGGCCAGGATGGCCTTCTCGATTGTCAAGCCGCCCGGTGCGCCTAGCACTGGATAGTCATAGCTCAGCGATGCCGGGTAGCTGTACTTTTTTGTCGCGTTGTGCGCGTAGAGATATATCGTCGCTTTGCGGACCGGCATCGACTCGATCGTGATGCTCGTGCCCTGCGCGCGCGCGAGCAGGTTGTAGGCCGCGCCTGGATTTTGGTCGTAGCGCAGCTCGTAGTAATCGACATCCGAATTTGTGACATCACTCCACGCAAAAGTAAAGCCCTTGCCGAGTGTAAAATCCTTACGGAAGCCGGTCGGCGTGTCGGGCACGGTCTGCTTGGCTTCGACTGTCAGCTCGATGTATGTCGCATCTTCGTCCGGTGTTGTAAATCCATTAACATCCTCGGCGACGAGCTTGATGCGATACGTGTCGCCGAGCTGCGCGGCTGGGATCGTGACGCGGCTCGTGCCCTTGCCTGCATAGCGCCAGTCGGCATAGTAGCCGAGCTCGTCGGCAGGCACGCCCTCCGGCAGTGCCCCGGCCAGCTTGGTCATATCGATGTGATTGGTCTTGTAGTAGACGGCGACATCGGCAACGGCGGCCGTCGCTGGCAGGTCGAAGCTCACGACGATGTCATAGCCGGTCGCGCCATCCTGATACTGTCTGTAGATCGTGTAAGCCGATGCGTCAGTGACTTTGCCGGGCATCGCAATAGAGCCGATGCCCGTGAGCGTCTCGCCGAAGGTATTACCGTCTTTATCTACTGATTCGACATAAAAGACGTACTGTCCGGCGTCCTGCGTCGGCACGTAGCACGATGTCGCGACCTGTGCTGTGCTTACCTTGTCACACTGCTGCATCGTCATACCGTACTTACCGCGGTAGACATTGTAGCCCGCGACGGCTGTGCCAGTCGCGCCGCGCCACGAGAGATTAAAGCCCTTGCCGACAAGCATGACGATGAGATTGCTCGCATTATTGACAGCGTAGGCCGTGCCGTGCACGTGCAAGCTCGTCGTCTTGCTGTCTGCGGTCAGTGCATCAAAGATGCTGTAGACCGTGATGTCGTAATCATCGCCCTGGCGCACGCCGCGGAAGACGTGCGACGTCATTCGCGTGCTCACCTGCTCGTCGTAGTCGCTCGTGCGCGACTTGATGCGCACGATGTAGCTGTCAGGCGCGATACCCTGGCGCGCGAGCCGCCATGTCACGCGCACATTGGAGATACTCGTCTTGTCGGCAGTGTACGACTCTTCCGACGCCGTTAGTGTTGTGATCTGCGCGACGCTCGGCGTATTGCTGTAGTCGATGACCGGATACTTGCTGTAATCGAGCTCATCGCTGTACATCGCCTCATCATACTCGGCGAGCTTGAGTGATACCTTGAGATCGCCGTCGCGCTCCGCATTGACGATGCGGAAGGGCTTGACGGCCTTGTCGATCTCGCCGAATGCGTAATTGTCGAAACGCTGCGGTAGGGCTGCGCTCTCAAAGGGCGTCGTGAGCTTGAGCGTGTCTGTCTCCGCCGTCTCTGCGATGACCTCGCGGCGAATCAGATTGTCATTGCTCAGCGATATGTAAATCTCGTACTTTTTCGCCGCGTCGAGCTGCACCGTCTTGTCGAGCTTGACCGTCGTCGCGGTCGCTGCGACGATGCGCCCTGAGGCGATGCCGAGGCGGCTCACGGCGTGATTAAAGCCGACGATGTCACCGTACTCGGCGACGATGGCGTCGATATCGGTCGAAAGCTCGATAAATTGCAGCTGGCGCTCATTTGTCGCGAGTGCCGTGATGGCCTCGCGGTACGCCTGCGAGCGGCGCTTGACGCCAAAGAGCGTGAGCTGAGCCGTGTTGTCGCTTGAGCGGTCTGTATCGTAATTCGGCGAGCGGACGGTCATGACCGTATTTTTAAAGTCATTCTGACCGTCATTGTACGTGACCTCAATAGCCCGCGCGCGGTCTTCGGTGCTGCTAAAAGAGCCTTTGACCGACGAGACTGTCGTGCGTCCCTCGCCGAAAATTTGCGTGATGTGGCCCGGACGGTCGACGACGATGCCGATATTGCGGCCGTGCGGGATGATGACTGCATGGCCGACGTTGGCTGCCTTCTGCGCGGCATTCCAGCGCTTTTGTGCCGTGTCAAAGTAGGCGTCGAAGCGGTAGCGCGGCTCCTTCTTGCCGTCTTGATTCGTGATCTCCTCGTCGGCGTAGGCTGCGGCTGATTTCCACTGCTGCCAGTATGCGTCCAGGCAGCTGGCCGGGTATCCGGCGACGACATACTCATTTTCGCCTGTCCTGGTATTCTTCAGCCTGCGGCAGCCGTGCAGGATGTCGTAGCAAGCCCAGATCGGGTTGTCAGCCGCCCGCTGCTCGTAGCAATCTGTCTCGGGGTTGTGGATCCAGACAGTCTTCCTTGTCTGTCTCCAGTTGAGCGATGGCACGCCGCCAGACAGCTGATTATTTGCCTGGATGCGTAACGCAACGAGTACCTTGTTGGGTCGGCTGTAGATACCGTCAATGTAGCTCGTCAGAATCGACCAGCTGACCATAGTCTGATAGCGTGACGATATTATCTTGTTGACGGCGGTCACGCGAACGTCGTACTGCCCAGCTTCGAGCCCCGTGACGGAAAAAGTGCGACGCAGGGCGCTGTTTGTCGCGGCCGTCACGCTGTAATGATAGCCTGCGTCGTTTTTGTTAAAATTATGCCATGTGTCGCCCTTTCCTTTGCGGTACTCGAGCAAAAATGTCACGGTCGCATTGTCGTAATCGCCCTTGTCATTGACATGATAGAGACCTGCCGGGAATTCCAGTGTGACGTCGAGCGCCGATGCTTTGGTGCTGTCACTCGTGCGCGCGACGGCCTGGCCCTGCATGAGCTCGACGCCGACGCTCTGGTCGAGCGGTGTGTTTTTAAAAAAAGATATCGGCTTTTGGTCATTTGTGCCGAGGCGCGTCTCGAGCTGGACGCCTGAGAAATTGCCGATGTCGGTGTAGTCGATGCGGATATTGTCGATGCTGTCGACCGGGCCGTAGCCGCCGCAGTAGAGCAGATTGAGGTACTGCGCGTCATTGACCGTCTCGACGTGCTGCTCAAGAAGCTGCGGCGCGGGGATGCACTCGCCGTACGTCTCGCCGACGACTGTGCCTGCCGTCGTGGTCGGTGTTGGCAGGTCCCATCCGTAAGTCTGGGTCTGCTCGTGGTCATTCCAGTTGATGTTGTCAACCGCCTGTGGGAAGACGGCGTTGATGATCTTACCGCCGAGAAACATGACGGCACCGCTGGCGAGCAGTGCGCCGACATGGCCAGCGCGGAAGGCTGTGCCAAGGCCCTTCCAGAGGCCGCCCGCGATATTGCTCGAATAGACTGAGAGAGCAATCATCGCGACAAGGCCGAGCACGCGCATGATGCCCTTGCCCGCGATATGCGGGATGACGACGATCTGTGAGCCGTCGAGCGGCGTCGTCTCGTCCGGGCGCTCGACGAGATTGCCGTCGATGTAGACATCGCGGCCCTCCGTCTCGACGTACGCGGTGACTTTGCCGCCCGTGTAGCAGATCTCCTCCACTTCGCGCCGCGTCGGCTCGAATGGGTTTGCAACCTTTACAATCTGTATCAATGCCATCCTCCTCCCGGGCTGTAATACCCGACGATGCGCGACTGCCAGCGCCGCAGCCGGTCGACGCAGACGCCAGTCGGCAGGTAAGCGTGCAAAAATCTACCGTCGCCGACGTAGATGCCGACATGATTCGCCCAAAGCCCCGGTGTCAGCCGCAGCAATACGAGGCAACCTACGCGCGGCCCGTCGAGGCTAATCCAGTCATCTTCCTGGCGCTTCATTGTCCCGGCGATGTCGGCCGCCTCAATCGCTGAGATATGATAATCCGGCACCTCGCAGCCCTGCCGCCTGAATGCCTCCTTGACGAGCCCCCAGCAGTCCAGGCCGCTCTTAGCATCCCGCCCGCCGTCGATAAAAGGAATGCCGACCAGGTCGTCATATGTAAAATCCATGATTTACACCTTCTTCGCGCCCTCGATGCGCTCTTTTGCTATCTCAAAATACTTGCTGTCCCGCTCGATACCGATAAAGTCACGCCCCGTCTCGAGGCACGCGACGCCAGTCGAGCCACTGCCCATGCAGTTGTCGAGCACGACTTCGCCTGGCCGCGTATACATCCCGACCAGCCACGCGAGCAGTTCTGTCGGTTTCTCGGTCGGATGGTGGCCGCCTCGAGGTGACGGCGCATGGTACACCGTCGTGTTGCAGCGCCGCCCGTCGCGGTTTTCTGTAACGACTCTCTCGTACCCCCCCCCAATTTTCTGACGTCCGGCCAGTCATGCTCCTATACGGCTTTCCCATCCTGCCCTTGCGGTTGTAGTACGGCAGGTGCTTGTAAAAGACCTCGATATTTTCATGGGCCTTGAGCGGTTTACGATTTGCATTAAGAAAATCCGTGCCCTGCGGTTTTGCCCAGATAATCTCGTAGCGGTACAGCTTGAGATTGGAGAGGATGAGCTGCGCCGTAAAAGGCGGATTTGAGAAGAGCACGATTGCCGCATTGTCCTTGGCGATGCGCTCGTACTGCTCCCAGAGCGGCCCCATCGGTATGATGGCGTCCCACTTATTGCGCGTACATCCATACGGCAGGTCACAAAGTACCATGTCGGCGCTCTTATCCTCAAGCTGCTGCATGATCTCCAGGCAGTCTCCCTGATAAAGTCTCATGCTGTCATCTCCCTGTCTGGATGCCTGGCTCGCCGCCGAAGCGCTCGGGGATGAGGCAGGACGCCAAGTTGTTTTTACACGTCTTGTCGCCCGCGTAGCCGCAGCGGATGTCGCCGCAGATGAATGGGCAGAAGTCTGTGAGGTACTTCTGCGCCGGAAAGCGGTTGGCGAGCTCGGGCGATGCGCCGAGTGTGAAAGTAATCCACTGCTCGTCGTAGGTCGTCTCAGTGATCTGGTACTCCATTTCGAGCTCCGGCTTGTCGGAGTCGAGGCATTTTGCGTGCACGACGTAGAGCTTGACGCGCGCGTCGGTCAGTCCGCCGTACTTTTGCAAGTATGTCGTGATGAGTCCCTGGCCGGATGAGATCTTGAGATTGAGTGCAGGCAGGGTCTTGCCGTCCTCCTCGCTGTCCTCGATGTCGATTGGGAAGGCCGTCCATGTCTTGCCTGCCCACTTGATGTCGTCAGTATTGCGTACGAGCCGGATGTCCTCAGCCAGCTGCGTGTGATTGATGTCAAAGAGCATCAAAAAGGGCGCGTCGGTCGAGAGCTTATTCTTCTCGAGCGTCGCAATCTTAGAAAATTCGAGCACGCTTACACCTCCTCAAATTTGAGCACGCCCTGCCATCCGTACGGGTGATTTTCCTGCCATTCGAGTGCGTCGATAAAGCGCACGACGTGGGCCTCTTTTGTATTCCAATCGGTCCAAGCGAATTGCTGGTAAGTGCCGACCTGCCGAAAAAATGCTTTGAGCTTGTCGAAGTCGGCTTTGCTCACGCCGACCCACGCATACGTCCATGTCTCGACCATGCGGGTCGTACGTGGCCTCGTCTTTTTGTAGTTGGCGTCGCTCGTGACGCTGATCGTGCTGTCCTGCAGCTTGTCTTTGTACGAGTCACCCGCTCCGGACGTCGAGGCGATATTCGGCTCGGGAAAATCCGCTGGAAAAGTATATGTCTCTGCCATTACATCGTCCCCTTGAGTGCTGTCTTGAGATTGCGGCCGAATCCATTGCGGTCACGCTGAGCGCCATCGACGACGACGTCGAGCACCCATTTGCCCAAATCCCCGTTAAAGCCGCTCCTCTGGACACTGACCTCGGAATTTGTCTTATTTGTGATATTGACAATGACGCCGCCGCCCTTGCTGCCATTGCCGCCCATCGCCCGCAGGTTGTGGTCGTTGAGCGGTATGACAGCCTCATGCTCGCCACCCTCGCCGATCATTGCGAGGGTTGGCGCTGTGACGATACCGCCCGATGCAAAGCCCGGCACCTTGAGATGACTCGAGAAGCTGGCCGTATTGGCGAGGCCGCTTGTAAATTGCGTCGCCGGTGAGACGCCCGCAAAGCCGAAAGTGTTGCTGTGTTGTGTGCCGCCGAAATTGTACGCTGCCGACGTGCCGCCGCGTGAGCCGCTGAAAATGCCGAGGATGCTCGTCATCCAGCTTGCGGCGAGGCGCTGTGCAGCAATCTTGGCCATCATATTGAGCACCGAGTTGCCAAAATCCTGCAGGGCTGCTTTGGCTCCCTTTGTGCCGCGGATAAATTCGGTCATGCTGTCGGTCATCGTACTGTACAGCGTATCCGATACATCAGCAATGTAGCCGATCATACTGCCGTGCGCGTCCTGCCAGATCTTGACGTACTCCTTCGCGAGCTTGCGCTCGGCTTCGCGATTGAGCGACTCCTCGCCCGCTTTCATGCCCTTTGATTTCTCGGCGGTGCCGTCAGCCTTGATGACTGGCGTACCTATGTAGGCGACGAGCTGGGCGAGATTGCCCTCCTCGACGAGGTACTCGACGTACTTGTCATGAGCCTCCTGCTTCGCCTTGCGCTGCTTGTCCTGGGCCTCGTCGACCTGTGCATAGTACCAGTCACTGATTCTTTGGCGCATCTCGTAGTCATTCTTATCGTGCATCAGCTCTTTTTCTTTCTTCTCCCGCTCACGGTCGAGCTTGATGACGGTCTGCTGGTACTCGATGTCGGCTGACTCCTCGTAATCATGGTGCTGCTGCGCAAGCGCTGCGCGTGATGCCAGCTCGGCGTCGTTCCATGCGTCAACCCATTTTTTGATAAATTTCCTGTGCATACTGTCGGTGTACTCGTCGAGCTGCTTATTGAGCGCCGCAATGGTCTCTTTGCTCATGCCGGGCACAGCCGCCAGCTTATTGATTTCCTGTTTCCTCTTCTTGATGTCGCCGGTAAATTTAGCCCACTCTTTTTGGTACTCGAGGGCATCATTGTCAAAGACGGCGCTCTGCATCTCAATCGACAGCTTCTTCGCCTCGTCCTGGGCCTGCTTGAGCTTTCTTGCCGCTTCTTCGGCCGCGCGATTGGTCTGCGTCATCGTCCGGCCAATCAAGGTCGACTTAGCTGTCATGCCGCCCGTCGCCTCGGCGATGGAGCCGTAGCCCTGGATGCCACCAAAGGTGGCGTCAAAGTCCTGCAGGGTTAAGTCATGCACGCCCATGCTGCTCTGGCGCGAGCGTACCATATTATTGCCAAGATAGATACCGACATGGCCCGGCGTGTCGACGAGATCGCCAGGCTGCAGCTGTGCACCGATATCATTGATATTGGCCTCATGATATGCACCGAGCGCGCGGAAATTGGAGTCATTGACGACGCCGCTGCCGAAGACATCCTCCTTGCCGAGCGCGTCAAACATCTGCCTGTAGACCTCGTGCGCCCAATCGTCGCACCAGCCTGCCGCATCGCTGCCGAGCGAGCCGGTCCACGCCTGGCCGTCCCAAAAATTATTGGCCGCGATATAGGCCGCCAAATCGCCGACCGGGATGTCGTAAGCCACTGGCTGCGCCTGTGTCGCACCTGTGCTGCCCTGAATCGGTACCTGCGACGTCGTGAAGCTATTGTAGTAGCCCTCGACCGTCGACACGTAGCCCCGGTTTGCAGATGGATCGGCGTGGCCGAGGTTGTAAGCCGATATCATCATCTCCGGGTCATTGCCATACTGCTTTGCAAGGTAGGCAAGGTAGGCGGCCGACGCCATGATGTTGTCATTTGGATCGCTGCCCGGCCCGTATCCTCTTCCGCCGCCGAGATTCGGGTCATTTGCGATGTCTTCTGATATCTGCCCGAGTCCCCAATGTGCATGGTCCGACGACCATACATTAGCATCGCCGTGCGACTCGTGCTTGATGATTGCCGCAAGTATACCTGCATCGATGCCGTGATATGCCGCCGCATACTCAATCTCTTTCGCCCACTGCGTGAGCTCTGGATCGTCCTCAAAAGACCATTTCGTCCGCATCGGCGTCGCCGGTGTCTCGACGGGCCCAGCACTTCCGCCGCCCGACGATGCGCCGCCACCGCCGCCCGAGCCGCCTCCCGGTGCGATCCCCATCCCTGGATCAGCAAGGCTGATTGCTTCGGCCATGCTTTGCGCTCGTAATGCCTGATTCGCAGCTTCTTCCGCCTGGTCCTTTGCTTTTCCTACATCCGATTCGTGGTATCTCTTCGCCTCTTGGCCGTTCAACTGCTTAATTGTATCGATATCTGTTACAAGGGACATGTTTTGGCTATCGTTATGTGTCCCTATCGCCCACGTATTTAAAAAAGATCCTGCGTAGTTTTCTGAGCCGCCAATATTGTCCGGCTCCACTGTCATATTATTAGGGTCCGTCTCATGTGTGTACCATCGTCCATCTGATTCATTATGGTAGTACCTCACGCCATTCAGGTCGTATGTCTCTTGTCCCTTCTTTTCAGCGTATGCCTCCGCTGCCTTGGCTCCCTGATATGCAGCAAAAGCGGCCGCAGCTGCCCACCAGCTGCTTGCCAGCGCCAGTACAGCTGCTGCGAGTGACCTTACTTTGCTCGTCGCGCTGATTGCTCCTGCCGTCATCGTTGCGGTGCTGCGCGAGGCAGCTCCCTCTTGCGCGACGGTTGCTGTTGTGAGTCCCTTGGTTGCTACAGTCGTGCCTTCGGTCGCCGCTGTAGCTACAGTTGATGCGGCTACAGATTTTTCTCCGGCCGCCGTTGCTGCACTTCCAGCAGCAATTTCTGATGCGGTCAGTGCCTCCTGTTTTGCTGTCGTCTCCGCCGTCGCTGTTGATGCGGCCACATTTGCCTCGACGATACGTCCCGACGCGACGGTGGCGGCGTCAGCCTTGGCCACCTCGCTCTCCGCCGCGAGTGCATTGCCCTCGACGATGCGCGATGCGGATGCGCCTGCAGCTGTGTTTGCCTCGGAGATCTGCACGGCTGCTTTTTCGGCAGCCCCGGCTTTGGCCTGCTCGGCCTCGGCGGCAATCTCTACTTCTCTGGCCTTCTGGGTCTGGTAGCTCAAAAAGGTCTTTTCCATTGCCGCCCGCTCTTTGAGCTGAGCTTCTTCGAGGGCGATGGTGCGCTGAGTCGTAAATTCCGTGACGAGGCGCGTCTTCTCGGCCTCGGTGGCCTCCATCTTTTGGACGGTCCTCTCGTACGCCTTGATTTCTTTATTTGCCACGGCTTGCATCGCGGTCATGCGTCTCGTGATGGCGCGCTGCTGCACTTTTGTAATCTCAGCCTGCGTCTTCTCGGCCTCGGCGACCTCGGCATTATTGCCGAGTGCTTTACCGATGGTTGTCTTGACGGCTGAGCCTGCCTTTGTGCTGATAGCACGGACGGCCTGGATGGATTTGTAGATAGCGTAGAGCTTGACGAGGTCGGTCGTCAGCGTTTTGATCTGCGTGCTGTTATTTTTGATAAAGACAGCTGCTTCGCTGAGCCCCTTGAGGACGACGGGCATGAATTCCTTCGCGAGCGGCGCGAGTGCCGCACCGCCCGCGACTTTGAGCTGGCCGAATTGCATATTGACGAGCTTCATTTCCTGGTCGAGCTCGTGCATCTGCTTCGGGTCGATCATGCCGGACGACTTGACTTGCGCGGCCTTTTCTTTCGCCTCAGCGTACTCGCGCAGGGTCTGCGTCAATGACAGCCCCTTCGCCCCCAGCGTATTCATAATGAATTCCTGGCCGTAGCCCGCTTTCTCGGCCTTTTTGTAGCCCTCGGCCAGCTGCTCCATCTGCTGATTGAGCGGCAGCAGGTGGCCCTGTTGGTCTTTAAGTGAGATGCCAAGCGCGTCAAAGATCTGCTGCGTCTTCTGTGCCGCCGAGCCGCCGCCCGTCAGGGTCTTGTCGAGCTTCATGATGGCCTTGCTGGCGGCGTCCGCGTCGCCGCCTGTCAGCGACAAGATGCGTTTGAATTCGCCCGCCTGTGCCGCCGTGACACCCATACGCTGCGACAGCTGGTATGTGCTCTCGCCTGCAGCTACTGCGCCCGAGATCAGCGAGGTCAGGCCGAAGCCGCCCGCCGCGACGCCCGCGAATTTTGTGAAAGAGCCGATGAGTGACTCGACTTTGCTCGTCGTGCTCGTCAGCGCTCCCTGCATCGTGTCGAGAGGCTTGACATCGCCAAAGGTCTGATTGATGGCGGTCTTTGACTCGCCCAGCTCTTTGCGCAGGCCCGATGAGTCAGCGCCAATCTTGATAAGCAGCTCTGATATGGTCGACAATTTCTTCACCTCTCGATTGATACATGATTATTCTTTTTTGTCCGAGTCGCTCTTCGATTTGTCGAAGCTCTTGAAGTATTCCGCCTCATCCTCGGCCTGCCGATTTTTCTTCTCCTTGATCTCCTCGGCTGTGTAGTAGAGCGGGTCGAAAATCTGATCTGGGCTTATCGGGTCTTTGAGATGTGGATTTATCAGCATCGCGACAAAGTAGGAGCGACGGTAATCCTCATCCTTGCGCCGCGCCTCGCTCGCCTCGACGAGCATACGGAATTCGCCCGGCGTCAGCTCCTCAAATTCCGTCGGCTTCAGGCCGATGCGATAGGCCACCGGCTCACTCTTCTCCACCCACTCGCAGAAGGACTTTACTTTTTCTCCGTCTCGGTCTCGCCGGTCTTTGCTGTCATCGGCTCTGGCGTCCGGATCCGAAAAAGGCCGGTTTGCTCGATGGCGAGCAGGATGTAGCCCGTCAGCTCATTGAGCTCCATGCCATTCTCAAAGGCATCCTCGATGACTTTGTAGGGGTCAAATTTGTCTGGCATCCCCTGCAGGCCGTACTTGAGGCCATAGGCTGTGAAATCTACAGTCATACTGCGCATCCACTCTGCCTGCGTGCCCGCTATAATTGACAAAATGGAGCGCCCGATCGAGCGCTCCATGTTTGCCAACGCGCGAATTGAAAAGACGAGCGTGTACTCGCGCTCGCCGATTTTAAACGTCGTTGGTTTTTTCAATTTCTATTCTCCTCTCGAGCTTATGCACCTGCGCCGGGCGTCGTGGTCGTCGAGGCCGTGTAGGTAGCATCCTTCTTGACATCACTGATTGCGCCGACGCCGCTGAGCGTCGCCGTGTAGGTCGCGACGGCCGTGTAGCTCGTGTCCTTGGTCAGCTTGGTGACGTAGCACCAGCCCTCCTGATAATTGCCCTCTTTGTCGATAAAGCGGACGTGAGCCTGCTTGCTGTTGCGGAAGCAGTAGCCGAGGATGGTGAGGCCGTCATCATTGAGGATGCGCAGGCCGCTGTACGAGCACGTCCAGCCTTTGAGTCCTGGCAGGGTCTGCTTCCAGTCGCCCGAGGATTTGTGGGATGCATCGATGGAGTCTGCTGTCTGATCGAGCGGCGCATTGCGCTGACCGCCGACCGTGATCCAGCTCGGCTTTTCCGTCGTGCCGCCATCCACCTGCAGCAGATGGTCTTTGCCAGGGCTCGCGACGCTCTTGTCGGGATTTTCCGGCAGCGTCTTGAGCTGATCTTCTGTGATTGCCATGTATAGTCACTCCTTATTTTTACTTGTCGATGAGCTGATACCGCACCGAGACGGTCGCATGATAGCCGAGGTCGCTCGTCGGAAAGGTCTCGCTCTGCTCAACCTCGACGTCGAGGACCTTGTAGCCGTCGATTGTGATGCGGTCGCCGTACTTCGTCATCAGATAGCTGATGTCGTCGACGGCTTCGTAGATTTTCTTCGCCTGCTCGGCAATCTGTGTACCGGCTACCGAGCCGCCCGCCGTGTCGGCGCTGTCCGCCTCGATGATATCCCCAGCACCCGCCCCGGTGCTCCAGATATCGATGGCCAGCGTACAATTCCAGAGGGCATCCTCTTTTGTGTCCTCCGGCTTCACTGTGCAGAGCCCGATTGTGATATACGGGCTCTTCTTCGCCTCGGCCGGTATCGACCGATAGACCTGTGCAGTCTGTCCCTGCTCGAGCAGCCCATAGACCGCCTCCTGCAGGGATAAGATCGGCAGGTGCTTGATGACTCTCATTTGTTGATAGCCTCCTTGACTGCCGCCTCGATTTTCGTTTTGCCCGCCTCAGCTGCAGGTCTCATAAAAGGCCGCTCTGGCATCGTGCTGACGACGTGGCCGCGCACAAAGTCGCCATTGATGAGCATCGCCTTTGCGTGCAGCGGCGAGGCGATGCGCGGGCCGCTGCCGTACTCGACGACATGTGATATTGGCGCGGTGCTCTTGACCGTGCCGTGCGCTCCCTTGACATCCATCTTGATGCCCTCAATCAGGCCGCCCGTCCGCTTGGGCGCGCGATTGACAGCCTCCTCATAGACAGCCTTGGTACCATCAGCGATGGCAGCCTTGATTTTATCCTGTGTCTCCTTGTCGTACTTGCTGATATCAGCCGTCGCGCGGAAGACGACGTCGTCGAGCCGGACGTTTATTTTAAAAGGCTCGCTCATGTCTTTACCTCGATGTCTTTGCAGGTCAGCGTGAGCTCGTGGTGCACGGATGCATCGACATGCAGTATATCGTAGAGCGCGCCCATCTTATCCCCTGCCGGATAGCGGATGCGCCAACCTTTGCGGACGTCCTTGCGCTCGCGGATGGTCACACCCTGCGTGATGACGACAGCCTCGGCGCTGCCGAGCATGGCCCCGTTCTTGATGCCAGGCCGCCGAAAGATTGCCCAGACCGTTGCGACGACTTTATAGGCATTTGCATTGACCGGCTTAAGCAGGTCGATGCGCTTGTCGAGCTTTCCCACGTCGGATTGCTTCATACCGCGTCACCGCCTGCCTCTCGCTTTGACGCCTGTGCGAGCCGCAGCTGCTCGGCCATCGCCGACAGCGTGACATCGCCCGCCTTGGCTGTGCCGCCCTCTGGGTCATCGTACTGCTGGCCGACATAGGCCGCGACGGCATTGGTGTAGAGGCCGTCATCATAGTCCGGCTCGACGCCCGCATTGTGCAGCCACGACTCGGCCGCGCTCACGTAAGCGCGGATGATCTTGAGCGTGTCGGCATCGGTGTCGATGCGCAGGAGCATCGCGACGAGCTGCAGGTCTGTCTCTGTCGCCGTCATCGCGCTCACTCCTTTGCCTTTACGGTCGTGCTCTTATCTGCGGGTGCCGCCGCGGTGGCCGGTGGCTTTTTACTGCGCGGCGCGATTGCCTCGATGTAGCCGCCCGCCACCAGCTCGTCCAGCCGCCCGCTGTCGCCGCTCTCGTAAATATCGCCGACATTGTAGCCAGCGCCAGTCTCGCGGTCGATGAATGCTTTCAGCGTCTTCGCCTTCATGCCATTTCCTCCTCATTTTTGTGTCCGATTTGGACATGCAAAAGGCCCGGCCAAAGCCGAGCCTCTGCTTATCCTGCAGGTTATGCTTTCGGTGCCTTTTTGATGCGGATGAAGCCATTTGCACTGACGACATTGCCGCCAGCGAAGACGACGCCGCGATGGCAGACCATGCCTTCCTTAAATTTGTAATCCGTGCTCTTTTTGATTTCCGGGTCCGAGAAAATCGTGAGCTGGTAATTGAGTGGATTGCCATATGCCATGCAGTATGCATTTTCGGCCGTCTTGTCGTCTGCGACCGATCCGCAGGCGGAGTTGATGACGAAGGGCGTGCCGTCAATCGTGCCCGAGCCGCCGTTGCCATTCATGATGATCGTGTGGAATTTGCTGCCGTCCGTGTTGCGCAGGCGAGCAAAAGCCGCGAGATCCTTTTTGTTGAGGACCAGGAGATTCATGCCCTCGACACTCTCATCACCGCCGTAGCTGTAGATGATCATGTCGAGCGTCGTATTGTCAATTTTACCGATTGCGATGTCGGTGTTGGCGTCAATGGCCGTTGCCTTGGCCGAGAAGATACCCGTCAGCGTATTGTCTGCACCCGTGCCGACGAGGATTTCCTTGGCGAGTTTCTTGCGCAAGGACGTCTCGACCGCGCCGAGGACAGCTTCTGCATACGGCGCTTCGGCCAGCCTCTCGACTTCTTCGGTCATCTCGCTGTAGGCCGTGACTTTGGCTTTGGTGATAGTCGCTTTGCCAAACTTGACCTCAGCCGTGGCCGCCTCTGCGCCCTCGCCGGTGTAGTCTGCGGCGTCCGTGCTGATCTCATACGGCTGGCTGTACGTCTCGCCGCCCGGGATTGGCACCTGACGGACGAGGTCGATGAGGTTCGAGCTCTGCAGGAAGCTCGGATTGATCGTGTCGCCCGTGTGCTGCGGCAGGACGATGGTGCCGCCGCTTACCGTAATAGAGCGACCCTCTTTGAGGTTCTTGCCGTACTCGCGGTTACGCGCTTCGGCGGATTCCTTCGTCGACGTGCCGTCGAGGTCGACGCGGCCGCGCGACTCAAAGCCCTTCTCGGGGTCGTCGAGCTTCTTGCTGCGATCTTCTTTTTTGGTGTCGCCCGTCTTCTCGTTGACCGCCTTCGTGCGCTCGGCAACGGCATTGCTTGGGTCGTCGGTGATGATGCCGCGCAGCTCCTCGATTTCGTTGTTGACGCGCTTGATGTCCTCGCCGATGGAGCGCAGCTCCTCGATGGTCGTCGCCTTGTCCGACTTCTCAGCGAGCTCTTTCTTGCGCTCTTCCTTGGCGCGGATGAGCTTCAGGATTTTTTCTCTGTTCATGTGTTTACCTTCTTTCGCTTAGGCATTTGCCAGAATCTTGTTTTTGAGTCTATATACTTCAAGCTCTTTCTCGCTCTCCAGCGATTGCGACCGGGCTGTCTCCACATCCTTTCGGGCACTCTCCAGTGCCGCTTTGTCGCGAGCGGAAATATCGGTATCTTCATAAGCTGGCTCGTTGACCGCCGAGACCTCGTAGACCTTGGCGATCTTGGTGATGTGGCGCGTGGGATAATCTGTGTCAAGATTGTCCCAAGTCTGCTCCCGCACGCGGAAGCAGAAGCTCATGCCGTCCATGTCGCCGCGCTCGATGGCCGAGAAGAGTGCTCTGCTTTCTTGATTGTTCTCGACGTCTAGGTCGGCATCCATCCTGAGTCCGATGTCGTCGACTGTCAGCGTCATCGTCGAGCCGCCGTTGTTATTGCGGCTGCGGGCGAGCGGGATCTTCATGTCGCGGTGATTCGTGAAGAGTAGCACGTCGGTCAGGTCGCAGTCGTCAAAAGCGCCCGGCTCGATGATCTCCTCAAACCAGCCGCCAATGTCGGCCGGGGAGCTGAAAACAGCCGGATGGCCGGTGATTGAGCGGATGCCCTTATCCTCGCCATCCTTGCCATCATTGCCGCCCGCCGCGGCGCGGAATTCCTGGCGCTTGTAGCTGCGGACGCAAGTCATCGCGTCATCTTTCTTACTTGCCGGATTCGCCCGGCGCTTTGCTTTCGGCATTTGCGTTTGCTCCTTTCGCATCGAGCTGGTACTTGTCGACCAGCTCTGTGTTGACGTAATTCAGTGACTGCAGGCGGCGGTCGCCGCCATCGAATGGCTCGATGCCAAACATGTCGGCAATCTGATTGAGTGTCATGAGGCCCGTGTCGCGCGCGATCTGCGCCAGCTGCATCTTGTTGGCCGTGTCGTAGTATTCGACTTTGTTGTAATAGCATCGGATGCGGTGGCCGACGTCCTGCTCGCGCGCAGAAAAAAGGCAGGCTGTCATAGCCTGCTCAAATTCGTTGATAAAGTCCTCGATGCAATTCTGGTAAAATGCCGCGTGCTGAGCGTCATTGTAGTCGCCGTCCAGGATGGCTGCGCTGACTCCGTAACGATTGCGGATGATATCCTTGATAAATTTCATCGTGCTATCGGGGATGACGGCCTGATGGCTCTGGATTGGCGTAAAGTCGCCCGCGACATCGACAGCTGCTATGCCCGCCTTGGACGTCAGGATGCGGTCTTCAAATTCATCGCGTGCCGCCCGTAGCTTGTCGGCGTCGAGCTTCGTTTTTGATGTAAAGACGCCGTTGAGCTTTAAGCTCGACTCGATGCTGAGCGGCAGGCCCTGTATCATTTTGTCGAGCGTTTCGACTGCCTTCTGCGCGTCGCGCGTATCGGCGTGGCCGTGATCGTCGCCGCCGCCCATGACGAGGTTCTTGCCGCGTCGCCACTTGAGGTGGATGACCTGGTCGTACGGCAGCGTATCTGTGCCGCCGTCGCGCCAATAGAATTTAATCATCCAGCGCCCTGTCTCATTGCGTCCGAGCTCGGCCGACGATGGATTGAGCGGGTAGAGTGCCGTGTATCGCCGGTACGTCAATCCATTCGCACCCTTGACGTCCTCCCATTGTGGGAAGACGAAGCAGTGCATCGTCTTGCGCTGCAGCCAGACGCAAGCCTCTAGAAAATCCTTTGTCGTCTGCAAGGGGTTTGGATGGAAGCGGAAGAGGCGCGTGATGTCGTCATTCTGCACGGCAATATTACTGCCGACACGCACGACGCTGCAGACGTCAATCTTGCCGATCTCCGTCGCGATGCGGTTGATGCAATTATTGACGATATCCGACAGGTAGATATTGCCGCCAAATGAGGTAAAGACCGCCCGATTATCATTTAGGACGCCTTGTATAAATCTCTTTCCGCGCCATCCCTTGTAGACATCCAGCAGTCCCTGGATGTAATTTTCAAAAATCATGTCTCGCTCCTCACCTCATTTTCTGCGCATCACGGTACAGCGACCGATAGCGATTAAACGTCGCGTAGCAGATGATATCGCTCAGCGTACCGTCGATGCGATTCTTGCTCGTGCCGTACTTTTTTACCGGCATGATGAGCCCGATGTTGTTGGTCTTGTAGCCGGTGTTGCTCAGGCACCAGCGGTCGATCTCGTTGTTGTTGTAGACGAGGACATTGCGTCCGAGGTCCGACTCGAGCGACCGCATCGGTCCCGACAGGCTCATAAAGTCCATGCCGATTCGCTCGAGCACTTCCTTGCCAAAGTTGTCGGCGATGATTTCCTGAAAATCCTTGCTGTGCCAGTTATCGTAGCCGATCTTGTAGGGCATCATGCCGTAATGCTCGTAGAGGTCGACAAACCAACCGGCGACGAGCTCGGCGTCTACTTCCGCGCCTGGGCAGATGACGACGAGGCCCTGCTTCTCCCACTCGCGATAATTCTTCCGCTCGGGGTTGAGCTGTGAGTCGTCGTCGAGAATCGCGTCGGCCTTGGCTTCCGGGATGAAGTACATCTGCAGCGTGTACTTCTTCCGCGTCTGCTGGTCTTCAAAAAGAGCCCGCGCCGAGCACAAGTCGGTCGTCTCAGCAAAGTCGAGGCCGCCGATGTAATACTGGCCGCGCAGCGTCTCTGGGTCAAAGGTCTCGGTGTTGGCGATGGTTGCCTCGTCGAGCCAAGCCGCCGAGGAATTTTGCTTGATGTTAAAGTCCTTTGCGAGCACAAAGGCGCGCTGCGACGGATTGCTCTTCGCTTCTTCGACCTGTTTGCGTAGGTACGACCATTTCTTGATGACGCCGATGCCCGGGTTGCTCTTCTGCCAGGACCTCTCATCCTGCCAGACCTCTTCTTCACTGTCCTGGCTGTACCACCATATCGCCCAATCGGGCCGGTCAAGCTCGCCGTCGAGCACCTTCTGCGCATCGGCAAGCCTGTGGTCGAGATAGCCGTCCTCTGTAAAGCCCTCGGTCGTGATTTCAAAATAGAGCGGCTCGTCCTGCGTCGAAAGTGCCTGCTGTATCGGCATGATGAGATGGTCATCCTCCATCTCGTGCACCTCATCGACGACGCCGACCTTGATGTTGCGGCCTTCTTTATTTTTGCCGTTCGCCGAGATCTTGCGGATGGAGCCCTTATTCTGGTATGAGTATTTCCCCTTCGTCTTGCGGTGCTTGGGGTTGCCGAAGAAGATGCCTTTCTGGTTGCGCCGCGTGCGCTTGGCCATGCTCGGCGATTCCTCGCGCATGGCGTCGGTCGCCGAGAAAGCGAGGTCCGCCTGCTCGAAGTCATTCGAGCCGTAGAGGATTTTCGTGCCCATTTCCCCGCACATAAATTCCGACAGCGAGATGGCCGCGACGAGCGGCGTCTTGCCATTTTTGCGCGCAATGAGAATGAGGACATCCTGATACTTGCGCACCCAGCCGCCTTTACCAAAATTCGCCTCTGGGTTCCATTTCTTGATCGCGTAAATCGACTCAATGATGGCCTTCTGGAAGAGCTCGAGCCGGAAGGGCCGCCCGCTAAATGGTGCCTCGTAGAGCTTGCACTCGTGCTCGATGAAGCGGATGCGCTTGTCCGATTCGGATAAGTCGATGCGCAGCTCCGGGTCGTCGAAGTCATTGAGGAATCGCCGGATGCCCTGCTTGATATGCGTGCCCGCGATGATCTGGCCGCTCTTGATTTTCTCGGCATAGAGATGCAGATAGGAGCGGTATGGTGCCAGCAGGCGTGGCCGCTTTTTATCCAGCTTCCCGTCCCTCGGCTTACTCATACTCGTCGAGGTCATCATCGTCATCTTCCAGCGAGCCGCCGCCGAGCATCTTGGTCAGCTTGGCGACGTAGCTGATATAGCTCGCGCGCACCTGTGTGATAGTCCGCGCGATTGGCTGCGTCTTCTGGCGTGACGGGTTCGCTGGGTCGTACTTGACGAGGCCGCCCGCCCGCGCGATCTTGTTGAGCTCGTCGAGCTGGCAGCGGATGCGCGCGGCCTCCATGATGGCGCCATCCGCCGCTTCCATCAGCTTCTCATCCGCTCCATCTCGGAAGAGCTCGCGCAATCTCTCGTACTCTTGCTTGACTTCCACCCATCTCACCTCGATTCCAAAAAGCTCGGCCGAAAAGTCAAATTTTCGGTGCGGATTTTAAAAAGGTATCCCGCACGGTTCTAAACTTTTTGATTCGGGTCGCAAGGCCAGGGGGGTCTGTCTGCCCGAGGCACTCACGGCTCGTACTCATTCCACCAGCGGCGCACATACTTTTCCCAATCCACTGCGAAGACGCCGCGCTCTTTGGCGCGTGCCAGGCACTCCTCGCGCGTCGACTCGCAATAGATGAGCTGCGCGCCGAGCTGCCTGGCCAGCGCCTCACGCTTAGCCTTGTACGGATAGCCGCCGATGATGTACGCATTATTCCACTTGCCGAGCCGCGTCTTGACGGCATCGAGCAAGGTGTCGCGCACGCGGAAGACGACCTGCTTGATATTGTCCGGCTTGTCGTAGAGCACGCATCCGCTCACTGCTTGGTAGAGTAGGTCCATGTCGACGATGATGTCGCCGCGCAGCTTGAGCTGATTAACAAGTGTTGTCTTGCCGCTGCACGGCGAGCCGTAGACGATAAAAACGCCCCGGCCCGTGTGGCCGAAGCGTTGATGCTTGCGATTGTGGCAGTCCGCGCAGAGCAGCTGCACGTTGTCTTGATTGAATGCGATGTCGGCATCCTGCACCGTCTCCGGTGTCAGCTCGCGGATGTGGTCGGCCGTCAAGTCGGATGCATTGTGCACCAGCCGCTCGCATGCCTCGCATCGCAGGCCGCGCTCTTGGATGATTGCCCGTCTGAGCTCGCGCCACTCGCGTGACTGATAGAGTCCCATCGCCCATGCTTGTGCCATTACCAGCCATCCTCCTTGCTCTTGATTTCCCGCTCTCTGAGCTCCGCCATCTTGGCTTGGTATGCCGCCCGATGCCTATCGCGTGGGTTGAGCTCGAAGTAGCTCGCCAGCCATTGCAGCGCCTTCATGCGGTTGGCCGTCTTAAAGGCCACGCCGCCGTGGTCATTGATCTGGAATGACTCAAAGAGCTGCGTGTCGGCCTGCTCGAGGTCTTTTATTCTGACGTTCCGCTCGCTGAAATCCAGTAAATCGCTGTAGTCGGTGAAGGCGATGCGCATGTAGAGC